CCTCTGCTGTAATAGCCTTGGCATCCTGTCAGTAGCAGCGGATAAGTCGACCGAGTGATAGCAACGCGCGTTCGGATCGTAAAGATTCATACCCGCCTTGTGGTCAAAGGTTCTGTCGGAAGGAATCATTTGCAGTATTCGAAATTGTGTTTTGTGGATAGCGGAGAGTGCCGTCTGCGATAACCAATCTACTACTACAATGATCCTTGACTTACCACCGGGGGCTGTAAATGTTACGAATCTCGAATGGAGTTTGCCTTTCGGGTATTCCTTATCGTATTCGATGTTAGCCATCAGGATGTTTACGATATCACGCAGTTCTTTACCGAACTTAAAATGCTTAATTAGGTTGAAGATAGCTCCTAACAACCGAGGATCATTCATCAACGCTGCGACGTCGGCAAGGTAATTAAGTGAACTGTGTCCTCCGTTCGGGGATGCGGAGTTACCGGAATAGATAAATAGTTCATCGAAGTTGCCCAACTTCGATTTATCTACTATCTTTTTTAGGAACGAGTCAATCCGTTCGTCAGAAAAGTATTTCTTCGTCACCTCATCCAGCGGAACGTCGCCGCTGTATGCACCGGTGATGGTGGAATCGGATGCTTTCGCTTTAACCTTGAAACTACGGTAGACGCATACCAGAGTGAGTATCTGAGTCAGAAGTTTCTGAGCCTCAGAACTACTCAGGCTGCGCACGCTTAAAAGCAGTGTTGCCAGGCTGTCCGCGGCGCCTACGAATAGTATTCGAAAGTGTCCAACGTTAAGCGTATCTAATTCGGCGAAGTTGAAAGGCTTTCCTGAGACGATCATGAACTCGAGTAACTTGAATGCTTTAATAACGTGAAGAGGATCGACGTCGGCCTCTTTCTCTTTCTTTTTTTTGATGCCGGGGATGGGTAAACCGGTCATCTCTGAAACGGAAGCAAGATCGGAAGAGTGAGGCAGCACAGGGGTAGTACCCTTTGCTTTGCTTTTTATCTTCGGCCTCTGAGGTTCGAAACGTTGTTTCAGCATGTAAGTGACAATCGGGTACAGTGCATCGGAGAGGGATTTTAGATACGGAGAGGCTTGGGGAGTAATATCCGGGATGAACACCCGGTCTACGATTTTTTTGTAAAAATCGAGAAAAAGTTTTGGGGCGTTGGCCATCTGATTAAGTTTTTAATAGGTTGTTCGGGGTTGCGACTTGTTCTTTGTAGTTGCGCGACTACATTGGGCTTCTTCAACCCTTTGCAATAGAGCGGTGAGCATTGAAAGCGTTATACCTGGTGCTTCCTGGTT